CTAATTCCCGGTGCCGCCGTCATGCCCTATAAAGGTAACAATCCTGCGCGTGGCCAAGGTGACCCTGGTTCTGCCGTCTGTCAATCCGCCCGCGGTTTGACGGCAAAAACCCCAGCGTGCTGCTCCGCAGCGGCACGTCGGGTCAAGCAAGCCATCTTCAATGGCTGTCGGGTTATTCGGAGTCGTTTCTCTTTACGGAGAGCTGACTTTCCAGAACCGGCAGCTGAAGATCTTAGCAAGTGGCTTGCAAATCTTCTCTCGAAGGGGGCGTCCCGCGCCTCCTTCCCCCCCTCAACCCGGAGAAAGCCCGACGGGTCGCTGGCTAAGCAGCGACTCGGACGGCGCCATAGGTGGGCTTTTGCCCATAGTGTCGCTTCGATCAAGCGATCACTCCCGCCTATGTGCACACGGCACGGGACCCAGTCAGCCTGGAAAGGCTGGTCCGCGTCCGCTTTCTCCCCCTCCTCCCCCTCCTCTTCAGCCTACCTTGCATTTGTCAAGCTCAAGGTAGGCGACTTCTTTCGCGCCGGGTGGGACCGGGGCTACGCCGCTGCCGTAGCCTCGCATGTCCCTCCCCGGTCCCGCCGTTCCGTCCCAGGAACGGGGAAGCTCCAAGATGCTGATCTCGCTTGGAGCGCGAAGGAATTCCGTCGCGAGTGTCACTACCCGAGTGACACAAGTCCTTTGACGGGCCTCTTTCGAGAGGTCCCGTCAGCCGGGAAGAACCGGCCGCTTATCATTCCTGATAAGCGGAACGACCTCCTGGCCCCGCTTCACAAAGTCATGTGGTCACACATGACTAAGCGCGGTTCGGAGTGGCTCCTTGTTGGGCCACCGACGGAGAAGAGGATCTCTGCCCTAATGAGCGGGCTACAGGCGGGCACGTCTGTAGACCTGGTCTCGGCGACCGACCACCTTCCGTGGGACGTTACCGATGCCATACTGGGGTCGGCCCTTGCAAGGTCGACGATCCCGGGGGGAATTCGCCTTTTGGCGATGAACTCCCTCGAACCCCTTGTCTACCGTGGGAAGGTAGCTGAGGGCCGAGTAGCTCGAGGGCAGAGTATGGGGTTCTACCTCTCGTTCCCCTTGCTATGCCTGCATAGCTGGCTGGCCGCCTCCTGGGCGGCCCTCCAAGCGAAAGTGGGTGAGGCAAGGTACCTCGTGAATGGCGATGACACTCTCATCGCCGCTGATGAACCGATCCTCGCGTCCCATTATCCGGCTGGTTACCGGATTAATGACGCGAAGACGATCCGTTCGTCCAAGGTGGTCGAGATCAACTCGACCGCCTTCCTAAACGAGGGAGGGAGGTGGAAGGAGGTGCGCCACCTCAGGCGCGGTGGGGGGCTCAACTCGCTGCCCGGCACTTTGCATTGTGCCAAAGCGGCCTCGGCGACTGCCGAGTGGACCGACGCGTTCGTGCGGTCCAGAGTTGGGCGTCAGTGGGGGATCCTGCCGACCCGGTTAGGGCTTAACCGCAAGTCGTACGGGGCTTACAGCCTCGAGCGACACCTAACCGGGATAACCCGCGAGACCCCAGTCCCGTGTCAGTTACCTGACATGAACTGGGGTAATGAGAGGATCCGAGATCCCGAGCCAGACGAGATCCTGGCATTCGTTTACGAATGCTTCCGGATCGGGCGTCCAAGGGACCTCGATGGAGGCGCCGGGGCTGACGTAGCTGCCAGAGCTACGCCAGGCCACGTCCGGAGCCTCGCTCGCGGGAGAAACACTCCTTACTGGAGCCACCTTTCGTACCATGAATGGTCGAGAGGCGGTGAGGAGTGTCGGGCAGGATGGGATGGCCCGGTCATCGCTCGGGTTAACGGCTACAGTTCTGTCAGCCAAGACAGAACGTACCGAGACGAGATGACAGGGTTGAGAAGGTTCCTCGCGGCGGCGATGCCGGAGGAGACCTGATCGGGGGACGCGGACGGTGGGGGGAAAGGTGAAACGAGTGGACGGTAGGCCGGGTGGCTCAACCGGAACTTGACTCAGTAGAGGTAAGCCTACTGACGATTAACGCTGGATCAACCAGCTAGGAGAAACGAAGAATCCCACTTGTGGGTGAGTACCCTAGTTGTGAGAGAAAGCGGTTCCGGTCCCTGCCCGGTTAATGCTTCCTGCTCGCGGATCGCCGCGGGGCCCGGGCCAACATTCCCATGAATTGTGTTGGTACCAGCCGCCCTGTTTAGGACGGTGTGGCAGGCTTTCCCCACGTGACGATGGATCGGTCGATATGCGGCTCCGGTAACTACCTGAGAGGGGTAGTGCACGCAAAACACGATCTATTAGCT